GATTCTTTAAGTGCCGTTTCGATCACGCCGACTGTTTGTTTTAGAAGTTCAATTGTTGCAACGACAGGTTTCATTGCAATCACATCTTGTTCAAGTCTGATGATCCTCTGTTCCCTTTCAACACAACGGGGAAACCCTGTTCCATTGGAAGCCTTCTCGAAAGCGATCAAAAGGTTGTCGAGTTTTTCCTTTATCTGAATCAAGGCTTCATCCCTTTCTGTTTCTGTCATTCGCTTGCCTCCAGTAAGCGCTTACTTAGTGCCAATTACCAGCAAATCAGTTGCCGACACCTGCCCAGCATATTTCAGAACATTGTCAAGATAATACTGATTGACATACTTGCCGTCAGTTCCGGTCCTTGGTATGCCTGAATTATATGCCACTATTCCGCCATCGCGCCCATATTTGGCGATCTTTTTTGAAAGATGCTTGCACCCATAGTCAAGCTGCAATTCTACGTTTGACGCGACTTCAGTTAGCCATCCGGTGAACCCATGCTCACGATAAACTGCCCCCATTACTTGCATTAACCCGAATGACGTTTTTTGCAGCATACGTTCGGTGTCAATGCTGCAAAATTGCGGCTTGACCTCTTTTGGCTTCCATACCCATTTGTAATCAGGCTCATGTCTCGCCGCAAGTGGGTTCAGTGTGCTTTCCTGCTTACAGATCCCGTAAACAATTGTCGGGTTAAGACCGTACTTTTTTGAAAACTTAACAATCTGCTCGTTAATCTTATCCATGATCCTCCTATTTTAAGTTATTCGCCCATGGCGATCCAGTTGACAATCCCCTCTGATGATATTGTCCCTGACAAATAAATGTCTGTCTCGGAACTATAATTCCATGTAAATTTACCATGCTGGGCTTCACCGTAAACAGCCCAACTCACCCGCCACTTGCTTATATCGAAATCTTTAACTCCCGTCGAAAGCGTCCATGTTGCATTCAAGTTAGGATTCCCTAATTGTGACATTTCAGCGCCACCCGACACCTCGTTTGTCCAACCTATGCCAGGAGTCCAAATTTGAAGAGTCGGGTTAGCAGTGCCGTACATCCAATTGTTTGCATAATTATATGACCCAATGAATGGACACCCAACTGAAACAATTATCTGTCTCAAATTTGTTGTTGCGTCTGGATAAATTTCAGACCCAATGACTGTTTGACTTTGCCCAATGTACCAATCGAAACAGTATTTTCGATTACCGATCCATACATATGTCGGATTTGGATTGACAGTCGCCGACCAATTAAAAGTTGCTGTATTTGTAAGCGTTCTTGATAATGATCCTGATGAATATTTTAACGCAACAGTTGGAGTAAATTGATACTTTCTTAATTGTCCTGGTTGTCGGATAACATTCCCCGGAGTCAACTGAAGTTCTTGGTCCTGATTTCGTGAACTTGTGTCATAAATACCAACAATCGCCGGTGACACCATGACAACCGGTTTCGCTTTCCAGAATCCGGGTATCGGAACGATATTTGATCCATTTGCAAGCACTTGTCCGAACTCAATTCGGTTCAGAGACTTGTATTGATAATGGGAATTTGTAACAGGGTCGTAAATCTTCTGAGAAACTTCCCCATTGTCAATCTGCACGTAATCGTGACCGGTTGTCCCTCCATTCGGCGCGACAATAATGCGACCTTGGGTTATTCCATTGTCTGACGAGTCAAGGATGATATTACCATTACCAACTTGCACCGCGCCGCCTTCAACAACATTCAAGACGGTTCTCCCGTCTATGGCTGCCATGTCAATTTCATTTGGGTCGTTCGGGCTTTGCCAATTCGCCACACTAACTGAACTCTGGATTGCGGCTTGAACCGTGGGATTAAACACTCCGAGGGTCAGAGATCCGGCTTGAATCTTATTTGCCGTCAGCGTGCCGTCCACAACAAGCGTGCCGTCTATTCCGACCGTCGAAACTCCGTTGACAGACCCGACGACGAACGGCGCTTTAAGTCCTCCCTGTCCATCTGGCTGGACGATTGCAAACTTATCTGAAAGCACTATGAATTCAGACTTTGCGCCATATTCAATCAAGTCCCAATATGTCGCGCTCGGCGGCTGATGTCCGGCATTCGCAAGCTTGCACTTGTAAACCTGACTATCCGGCCCCCATACGTATTCGCCCACAACATAGGCTTTATCGGTCTTCCAATCTTCATACAAGGCAAGCCCCATGCCTGCGACATAGTCGTTCTCCTGGATCTTTACCGTCCACTGATTCTTTAGAAGTGAAACAGCGCTTCCAATTTCTCCACCTGAATTAATCTTTTCAAGAAGCTCAGTTGCAAGGAGGCTTTCGTCAATTGAACCTCCTAAAATTGACATAATTGTGTCCGGGGTCGCCGCTGGAGATCCTGACACACCACCTGTATCGCTTGCCGGATACCATGCTGAAGAGTTCCCAGCCGTATCGAAAGCCCTCAGCCAATAATAATACGTCACGCCATGGGCGAGTCCGCTATGGTTAAACCGGTCGCCCTTCACGCTTGTGTCCTTGATAGCCGATGCCCTGGTATTCTCAGTCGCGCACCATACTTCAACATAATCCAGAGGCTCGCCCGGATTTGACCATTTAAGGTTAAGCTGGAAGACTTCTCCCGTTATTGTCAAGTTTGATGGGGCCAATGGCGGAGACACTTTCCCGCGAACAATAACCTGATTCAAAAGGGCATTCGCACCAATTTCAGGATAATTTGTCGTTTCATTACTTGTGTACGGCTTTACGTGAATGTAATATGTCGAACCAGCGTGAACACCGAGCATTCTGTAATACCCATTCTCGCCTGTCTCTCCGTCAGTTCTCCACGTTTTACCTTCATCCGTACTGTAAATGACCTTATATTTCACAATCCTTGACAGGCTGTTATCTGGCATTCTTGCCGCTGAGAAGGTCACAACTATGTCGGAGCGATAAACATTGCCCACAATGGCCAATTGCTCGCCTACGGTGACATTTTCGACAAGTGGTGGAACTTCTGTTTTTGAATTTACAGTCGGTTCAACATAAGTTCCGTTTGAAGGAGTTGGATTTGCGACATTGCCGTCAAGATCAAAACGCTCTGTTAACCCAAGGTATGAGTATTTAAGATCACGAACTGCTACGTTCTCATCTTCGATAAACACGTCTTCATTGTATTCCTGACACGTCAGCGTAAACTCTCTGATGTCCTTTCTTTCAATTGACATGACTCTGAACGGCTTGCCTTCGCGCCCAACTTCGCCAAACATCCATACATCACCCTCACTGATACTCTCATGAGGTGAAACGGGCATTTCGCTTGTGGTTGCCGTGGCTGTAGCTGTGAATGTAGCCGTTCTGAATTGTCCGTCTTTTGTCCGAATCTTGAGCGAATATTGACGACCAACAATTATAGGAACGTCCCTATCAATAACGACCCTGCTCGTAGAAGTCCCGACAACCCTTCCGCCGAATCCCCATTGCGGAACGTCATGCTGAAACAGCACAAGGTCGCCAACTTGACACACGATGGCGTCAACTGAAGCTGAAAACGTAATCTGACGCGTGATGGCTCTTGCCCGTTTCATTTGAAAAACAGCCTCACGCTTTGCCGTTGACTGCTTTGTGATCCCGTAAATGTTGGCTTGTGAAATCTCAGGATAATCAAAGACTCTTGTTTTATCAGCTGCAAGAACTGTCTTTTGCTTGTAATCGTCCTCTTCATCAAGGAATTGAATTTCAACTTGATTTGCGACATTTTCGATACTGCTGTACGTTGAGCTGAAAGAATCTTTCTTGATATTGCCCATTGAGAACATCTGAGCGTATTCTGTTGACGGTCTTTCGACGACAACCTTGAACCTGTCTCCCTCCCAAAATGGGATAGCCCGACAAGCTCCAAGAATCTTCTCAATAAGATCAACGGCGCGGAACTTGGTATCGACTACAAGATTAATTTCATAACGCTTTTCAGATGTCGTTACGAATGCCCCAAGGGTATCATTCCAGCGCTTGTATTGGACAAGTTCGTCACACCAATCGGCGAAGTCACGCAAGCTTTCAATATCTATGTTTGACGCGCCCATATAGCGGCCCAGGCCATAGTTCACGTTCGTTAAGAGGTCGTATACCACATTAGCCGTATTACATGCTGAAGCCTCTGTTATTGATCCGTCACGAACATCCGCAAGCTTGCGTCCTATCACATCCGCTGTGAATGTTGGCATACTGCCAGAAAGTCTATCTGTAGCCTTTATTCTCACCCCGAAAAGAGCTGTTCCCGGATAGCTTAGTGACCCCCCTAATCTTTCTTGAACTGACTTCAAGTATGTCGTGCATGATACTTTCGGATCTAATGCGTAATTATCTGTTTTTCTTACAATTCTTATAAGCCAGTTTTCAGACTTGTAGGCGTCAGGCGGATAGATGTAGACATCGCCTTCGATGCTTGATTTCGTCTTTCCCGACAACGTGCATTCTTTTACTTTTATCCATGTCGGAGATTCTTGATCGCGTGATATGTAAATGGCAAAATCAACATTCTGAGTTAAGATGTCGCCACCGTCTGACATGCTGTATAGACTTGGCGCTTGAAGGGTTAAACAAGCGCTATCACACGGGTCTTGCATCCTGTAAACTATCCCGCTTTCTTCCCCGTAAAGGACTTGCTTCAGCGGTGAAAATGAATAATGCTTTACAATCTTTGCAAAATTCATAATCGGAAGCTGGGAGTCTTCGCCATTCCTTGTCCAGCTTTCAGCCTCCGTATACCAGGACAAAGGCTGATCGTTTATCTTGATGCTGCCCGGAACAATGCCGTGGATAGGTCCATCGCTTACAGCGAAAAGGGCATTCAGGTATTTGCGGTCTTGATTGATGATGCCGTCGGTGGACGTTGTTCCGTCGCCATCGACAAACGCCTCAATTAAGACTCCGCCCACCTTGTGGCGACCATAAACGACCGGAACGACATTCCCCTCGCCAATGATGTTCTTCACACCGTCCCACGAATAGGTTTTTGAATTGTCAAAAGACGCATTCGCTGACGAAGCATCCGGGATCGAAGGCTTCATGAGCTGACTCATGCCGTAAGAAATGACCATTGAGGCAACCATTGCCCAAAATGTCGACACGACAATAAGGTCAGCCGCGAGCATCCCGCCAGCTATCACGATACCAATGACAAGAGGTGCATCAATGCAATTTGCGAATATCACCTCATCGTGAACGCAAGGGACGTAATCCCAATCAACCGTGGCCCCTCCGACGATGCAAATAAAATCATCTGAATTGTATGCTGGATGTGCATACATTGCGAAAAGATCACCTGTTGATTCTCCATTTGGGTTATGGTCGAATTCTGATCTATTCTTCTTGTCAAGGACGTTCTCAATAAACTTAACCTTCATATCAATCCCTTATGCCTGTGAATTCCGACAATTCGATCATGCCAGTCTTTAACCCTCATAACACTGACGCCCTTGTTGCCGAGCATGTGAATGAACTTTCCGCCGCCGATATAGATGCCGATGTGAACCGGTATATCAGTTATTCCGTTGAATAAAATTGCGTCAAATGGCCTGATTTCTTCTATTTCAACAACTTCATATTCTTCATGCGCCTTTTCACAAGCGTGTTCAAAAAGGTCAGTTGCGTCACGTCTGTAATCAAGAATATCAATGCCCTTTTCTTCTTTGATGAAGAGCCTGAAGAATCCCCAACAATGCGTTCCATTCCATCCATGATCTTTGTCATTATATGGAATGAAGTAATATCTTTTAAGATCAAGCATTTGATGATATTCCTAAAAATAAAAGTACCCCTTGACGACTCCTGGGAATCCTCCGAAGTTGACGGTGTTTGACCTTTCTTTGCAGTCTTCAAACGTATGTTCGCATGTCGTAAGCCCTCCGTGATACTTGCACCGGGTTCCTCTAAACATGTGCCTGCATATGTTTTGATAAATAGTACGCCCTGGAATTTGCGCGAGGAAGTACCCGAAACCGAGCGAAAGGGTGAAGTCGATCTTTCCCTTTGAAGGCTTTGCAGACTTTATTTTGAATGTCATCGAAGGTCTGTCACTTGCACCCTCGATAATCGTATGAATGACGACTGACTGCCCAACGAGCGCAAAATCTTCAACAAGCTTCATTGGCATGGAATCGTCATGCCCAATGCCAACCGTCAGAGACACGTCACCAAGCCTCCCGTCAGATCCAGTGCTTATTGATCCAAGCTTCACAGCTCCCGGTGAATATACTTTCCCTTGGTAGACAACTGTGTCGCTCCAATCTGTGAGGCATAATGGGTGCTGTGTCACAGACCAATAGGCCCCTGATTCGCTACCATCAGGGGCCTTTGATGGCGACGGGTTGTCCGCTATTGCCGTGTAATAGGTCACGCCTTGGCGGACAATCTGGCCTATCTTCCAGCTTTGAGTGGATATGAACGAGGGAACGCTGTTTCCAAAGTATAGTTCATAAAGATTATACCCCACCACTTCTGACGAGTTCACGGCTTCTTGCGTGTCTTCTGTCACGTTCAACATGTTGTCACCTTGATTTCAGCGTTAAACGCCTTGTGTTTGATTGATTCAAACATGATTGAATCGCTGTCGAAGCGAAGATAAACGGGGTCACTTGTTCCGAGCCTTGTGTCTGTAAAAACCCACCGCTTGAACTTCCCACCCTGTAATTCAAAAAAGCTCTGCAAGCTTGTTCGCTCTTCGGATGTAAGAAGACTCCACCTGAAAGTGAACGACTTCTTGCTGATCCTTCTATTTGCCGTTCTTCGTTCAACCATGCTATCGTTACTGAAAACAGTCGTGTTAAACGAAGTTTCCAGCTTGTCTATCTCGCTTGGTGAAATCGTCAATGTGTCCATGCTGCCATTACCTTGGGTTCATTATCTGGATTGTTTTGTAAACGTCTCCGCGACTGGCAATTGAGGCATTCACGGCATCAACTGCCATCTGCTTGATCAATGGGAGTGTCTTTAGAACTCCTTGTTCGTCGCCGCCTTGAATCGTGATGTTCTGCTGGATGGTTGTTCCCTTTCCTCCGCCTTTCAGAAAGTCTTTCAGATCCGCATTGGTTTGTGAATCAATGACACGCTCATTCTTCTGAAGAAGCCATGTGCCATCTTCAGGGATGTTTGAAATGCCATCATGAGCCATGCCAGATAGCCCAGCACCAGCGACAAAGCTTCCCATCATTGCAGATTGCGCGAGTGCCGCACTTGCCGCGCCAAAATGCAACCCTGATTTACCATCACCGACCGCAAGCGAATATAGCCCCATGGCTCCTTCAAATGCTGCCGTCATGAGCAACTTCGCGGTGTATGATGCCGCATAAATAACAAGCTCCTGATACATGGCCTTAGCAAGGTCTTTAAAACTAAGCTTTCCGGTCTTGGCGAACTCAACAAGCGCATCTGACATCGCGCCTGTCATTGACATAAAGGCGTTTTTGACTTGTCCAACAGTGTGAGCGTAACTGAGCAATCCTTTTTGCTGGTCGTACCATATGCCAGACCACGCCGCCATTTCGCCGCCCTTGGCATTCATTTCGTTGAATTGGTCCGTTATTGCCTTCAGCGCGTCCGAATATCCATCGTCATCGAACTTGAACAAGTTTGAGTATGCCTCTGGCACTTGTGACATAAGTGCCTTCAGGTCTTTGTTTTCTGCGATTTTTGCTTGTTCTGTTTTTAACTGACCAAGTGATTTTATCGCCTCTTCGACACCTGCTGGGATCTCTCCGAACATTTCCTTGTATCTCGTTCGTAGGTCTTCTGAGCTTTTCGCTATGCTTGCCGTTGAAGCATCCCATGCCGTCATTGAAGAAACGATCTTTTCAAACGACATGCTTGAAATCTCAGTGTTCAGCTCTTTAATCACCTTGCGTGTTTCTTCAACCTTTTGGGCTTCAATCAAGTTTTCCTTGGCTTTGCTGTACTTTGCAATCGCCTCACCAAGTGCCGGGAACTGGTTTATCAGGGCCTTGTATTGTTCCCGCAAGCTTGCGGAATCTGAATCAACCTGTTTTAGAGCTGCGCCCCATTGGTTCATTCCGATGATTGTTTTTTCAAGCGATACGCCGGAGATTTGTGCATTCAGGTCTTTGATTGCCTGCTTTGCTTCGTCGCTTTTTTGTGCGTTAATTTGGGCAATCTTGAGATTTTCCCATTTCTTAATGAGTCCATCGAGCTGAGGGGCTTCTTTAAAGAATGCGCCATACTCAATACGCATACTCCCAGCTTCATGTTTGACCTTCTTTATTTCAGACGCCCATTTTTCCGCGCCTGTTATCTGTGTCTCAAAAGAAACATCCCTGATTTTCGCCCGAAGGTCGCCTATGGAGTTTTTCGCTTCGTCTGAAAGCTCCGTGGTCTTTGCGATACTTTTGTTCATTTCTGAATCGCCTGGGCTGGATGTCTCTTCCTTCCCAACCATTGACGAAGTATTCACCGGATCAACATTGAGAAGAGATCCACTTTCAAGAAACTTCAGGATCTTATCGTCAAAGTTTAATGCCTTGATTTCCTTTTGCTTTGCCAGAATGTCATCAACAACTCTCTGTCTTTCAAGGAACCCGAGCCTTGAGAACTCCTGAAGGTCTATCAGCCCCTTGCTTGCAAGCTGTGTCGCCTGATCAAACGTACCCCACACGCTCCGTAATCCTGCATACTTCATAATGCCAGCGAAGGCGCTTGCGACATTGCCCATATTGTAAGCGAAGTCTTTGACTGACTGCTGAAATTGCGGGTCTTTTATCGTGTCAATTAAAGTGCTTTTGAACTCAGTTGCCATCGGAAGGAGTTCAGCGCCGATTGTTGCGGCAAGGTCTTCAAGCTCTGCTTTGAGCCGCTTGCTTGTGTTTGCATACCCGTCTGACGTTCGCGCCATGTCTCCAATGGCTGCCGTTGAGGATTTGACCATGAGCGCGTATGCTGCCTGAGCCTTATCGCCCGCTGTCAAAGCTTTCTTTGTGTTTGCAAGCCCCATATTCAGGGCTTCATGTTCGACAACCGTGGCGTTAAGTACAACGCCATATTTCTTCATGGACTCGTACTCGCCAACAAGTGCGCTCTGGATATTTGCCATAACGTCAGCCGTCGGCATGTTGTTGAAAGACCCAAGGTCAGCCGCAAGCTTGACGATCTCATGTGAAAGGCTTGCGGCACCCTTTGTCGTCATGCCCATGGGCACAAGTAAATCTTGCACTGAGGCCATGTATTGCTCGGCCTCACGCTGACTCATGGCGTATGCGTCCGTCATCGAGTTCGCCCACTCTTGGGCCTTTCTTGCTTCAGATCCGAAAACAACATTGAATTTACTGTGGACTTCCTGGAGGTTTGAAGCCGCTTCAATTGAGTATCCGAACGTTTGATCAAGTGTGCGAAAACCCTTAGTTACGAGATCAAGGGCTTGATTGAGGTGCATGGCCTTTTGACCCATGCTTGTGAAACCGTCTTTAACATCTTTAATCCCTCTACTGAATCCACTTGTATCGAGACTGACCTTAGCGTTCAATGTACCAAAATCGCTCATGCTTTACCTCTTGCCTAAAATTGCCTTCAACCTGTTTACACTTGACCTGTCAAAGCCTGTTTCGTCTTCTGAGCTTGCAATCTCCCCACGCTCTTCTGAAAGCATTTCGTGAAGCTCGCTGGGGTTGCCTCCGACTACGTTTGAAAGAAGTCTGAGCATCCTAATGTCATCCTCCGCCTTGATGCGGTCTATGTTCCTAATCAGTTCCCAAAAAACAGAAATGGGGAGACTCATTGCCTCCCCATATCCCATTGAATAAAACCTCATCAAACTACTAAAAAGGAACCCGAAATCAAGGCGGGTTATGCGTTTCCCGATTTTTCACCATTTCCGCTCAGAGGGTCGCCGCCCTGAATGATCGCCGACAGCGCTTTGATCATTTCAATGCCCTGTTTCATAATGACATCACGCGGAATGTCGCTGTATTCCACAATGAAACTGATAAGCCCCTCTACTCCGGCTTTGTCACCTGACTTCCCGTCAGACTTTGCGAGTTTTTCAACTTTACCCTCAATGTAATCCCCAACCGTAAGCAGACTGACACTGAAATCACCTGCGCCTGGAATTGAAACGGTTTTCTTTGAGGCGAATTTTTCAAGATTAATAGCTGCCATGATTTGTTGCTCCTTTTTAGTTTTTACAGATGATCACATTATGCGATCACAAGGCTTTCATCACCGAACAAAGCCCATTTCCCTGATACATCAGGGACGGCTTTGAATTTGAATTTGAACACCTGGACGTTTTCCTTGTCATACGTCATGTCAAAGCTGGGAATGGGTACTGCCTTGAATACCGTCAGCCAGTCTTCTTCAGTTCCGCCGATGGGTTTGCACACAAGCTTTCCGCCAAGAGTTCCAAGATCGCCACCGGCAACGCCAGAAAGCTCAAGGCTGTGTTTCCCAGCGTCAACGCCTACGCCTGTTTTGAGGGTTGCTCCCGGTAACAGATTTGCAAGAACCTGAAGATTCTTTTCAGCCATGGGAACCTCAACCTCAAGCACCTGTTTCGTGATGATTTCACTGATGGGCGTATCGAGCTGATCAACCGTCTTTTCAAGAGTTTCGGAAGAGTATGTCACCTTCACGAACCCCTTTGTGTACCCGAGATCAGTTCCATCAAACGTAACGTTACACACGCCCATTTTAACGAGTTCAGAATTTGCCACTTTTGTACCTCCTAAATTTCAACCTGTTGAAAATTTACAATAAAGTTTGAGGAAAAAACGTTTGAGTCATTCCACCCTATGAACGTCGGTCCATTAAGATGTGATACTGACTTAATTGTAAATTGCCTCACGTCATCCGTCATCGTGACCCCTAATAGCCCCATAACAACGGATATGCCTTTTTCAGAAATGTTCTCGCCCTTGTCGATCTTATACCCCGACACAAGCAACTGGATACCAACGCTTCGCAATCCAGAGCCTTCAATGATCGGAGTGTTATAATTCTGCTTTATGATCACGGCAGGCTCGCCTTGACCTATCTCAGCGGAGATCCTTGAAGCCCCTTCACACAAGCTTGCGAACGTGGAATCGCTTCTCAGGCTCCTTGTGATTGCCTTACTTAGCATGTTCAATAAACTCCTTGAATTTCTTGATAATGTAGATTCCAAACGCCCTTGAATTTTCAGAGAAAGCCCTTTCAAGGTACTTCCGCCCAACGGTCACTTTCGGGTTTGCGTTTTGCTTTGATTGCGATCTCTTCCCAAGCTTGTAAATCATTTCGTGCATGAACAGCGCGTAATCTGAAGCTGGGGAATTTGTAGGGATATAGACAACCCCTTCCGCCGGATGCAGGAATGAATTTTCCCTGAATGAGCTTTCAATGCTTTTCTCAAGAAACCCTTCGTCAACCGGAACCCTCTTGACAGTCTCTTCCACAAGCTTGTGGGTTATGTCCTTGACTGTCGTATTTGCAACGTCATCAAAGCCCTTTTCAATTTGAGAAGCCGCGCTGACAATGGCTTTGACCTGTTTATCAATTGACCCGTAATCAATGCCAAGCTTTATCATCTACGCACCTGTTCAAGTTCAATCTGATAGTATTTTGCCTTTCCACCGGTCCCGTTGATCTTTGTGACCACCTTTGGACTGTAGGTGCGTTCTGAACTCAAGATTGTCGTCTGGTTGTCGTCGAATAACTTTGAATACGGGACGTATGATTTGGCGTTAACAAGTATCGTCAAGTCATACTTGTTTTTCCTTGGTGTCCCACTTATTGCCGTCGCGTTTCCGGCATAGTTTGAAGATTCACCAGTTTTATTGACAAGCGTTTCACTCAGGATGCAGCATCGCATTTCTTTTGAGTCTGTTACCTTCGCTTCCCCGTACTCGTCAAACTCAGTGGTGAAGCTAACCACAACCCTATGATTGTATTGCATAATTCATATCCCCATGCCGTCATGATAAACTTGCTGATGGTTAAACATCCCGCCATACTTCTTCCTGATGTTTGCGACCATTGACAAAAGAGCCTTCTCTTTGGCTGGGGTGTCATTATCCCACGCCGCCGCCTCCCATGTGAAATAATCCACAAGCTTGATCCAGTCTACGCCCTTGAGGTCGTAAGCCCCATCGTCATCCTTACCTCCGAAAACCTTGGCATAGGGTTCGACAAGTTTTTGCCGGTATGGATCTTCAACGCCGATCTTAATGAACACCTGGGCAATCCTCTTCTTCACCTCGTCAGGCCAGATGGTTTCACCAAGTGGAATGACATTCTTCGGTCTTCTTGTTCTCCATGGATCGCCCTTTATTGGTGTGTCAGTCACCTCATGGAGTTTTAATCTCGGCCTTGAACTCAACCCGTTGACGCTTAAAAGCATGGTTAAATTTCCTTCCAATAAACGATAAGCGGATCATATTTCCCCGTGGGTTCAATGACTTGTTCAACTACGACATTCTTCCCGAACGGAACGACGATTTCATCCTCGCCTTGATGTGCTGAGAATTTGTCACAGTAGGCATATCCGTTTTTCGGCTTGAAGTAGACATGAACGTTCCCGTCAAAGCTCGTACTGTACCGTGAAGTACTCAGAAATGAATTAATTTGAACTTTGTTCCCGACACTTGCATAGTCCTTTTTCCAATTATGAAGAACATCACTTTGAAGGGACGTTTTCCGAACGTAATACTTATGTTCAGCGTCATCCCATGGGCCTTGTGCGCGTCCTGCTTCAGGCAATTGCTCTGTTGCTTTATGAATAGCTCTGTTGAGTATTTTAGCATAAGAAGAAAGGTGTTCATTCCTTGACGGATCATGTCCATCTTCGCGCAAGAATGCGTTCAATTCTTTGTAGTGACCATTGGTGTATATGACATATGCTACAGCCTCTTCGTCAGTGAGTGTCGGGTAAAGTTTCTTCGCCGCCTCGATCTTGTCACTGTATATTGATTTATACGGTGAAAACTCATTCCAAAATCTGTCAATGTCTTCTCTCGCTACGGTGCCATATGCCCATCGGTATTTCACCTCTATCCCGGACGTATCAAGCGGACCATCATCAACAAGTGTCGTTTTTGCTTTCCCTTTTCCTGAAAGACCATCAACGCGACCGCGAATGTAATTCCTTCGTTCAACGATTGTCTTCAGCAGTTTTGTAGCTTCGGACTTTGGTATCCCAGCATCGGCGATTGCCTTCTTTATCTTGGCGTCGCTTACTTTTGCGACAATCCTCATTGATGCAAGAACATCCTTGCTGGACATTTCATTAAACAGCCGTGCGCTTTGTGGATTCATGCTGACGTTTATCAGGGATTCCAATTCGCCTACTGAGTCGCCGAACAGGTGGCCCTTGGTGCCTCCTTGCGCCCTGTAAAGGAGAGAGCCACCAACGTCAATTCTAACAGGCTCACCGGCTTTGTTTATCGCCACATTGTCAAAGGTCATTCCGGCAACGTCCCAATTCGCAAGCCAAGCGTCTACGGCAAAGCCTTTGTGGAATTTCTTGAAGTCTGAAGACCCGCCGACACCGTTTAAGCCTTCTTCCCATTTGCTCACGACGGCAAGTTTGCCGTCATTCATGATCATGGATTGCAAATCAGGAACCTTGACCCCTGCAACCTTGTAAAGGTTATGAGCAAGAACCTCATTCTTAACCTTCATTTCGTTGTCAGATCCTTCAGGAATCTTGATATAATACTTTTCGCCTGTTGCTCTGTGTTCGTAAAGTCCGCCAGGATTCGACCCCTTTCGCGCCCCGATTAGCTGGAAGTTGTCCTCTTTGAATGCAAGTATTTCAGCGTCTTCTTTTTCGACGTATGCAAGGGATTTGATTTTTCTGTATTCATTGTTAAACTCTTGCTTATTGATCAGTCCATTATTGTAAAGACCAATCGCGCCGTTTGCTTTGTGCATGAGGTTTTCAGAAAGGCCACTATTTAACAGCTCTGTCTTTTTCTTTTCAAAATCAACCTTGGCCTGAAGCTGACCTTCGTCTTTATCCTTCTTGGCCTTGGCCTTTGCGTCTTCTTCAGACTTTTGAGCAAGGAAGTCATCGACATTGAATCCAAGAACATCATCGTCTGACATGCCTTCGTCAATCTTGTTGAAAATGTCATCCATTTCTTCGTTGTAGACGACCATCCTGTGTTTGCATCGCGGGTGAAAGACTTGCCCTGTCGCTCTCGCTTCCGAAACAGTAGGATAACCCTTGGTGCTTCCTGTAATGCTCAAGACCTTGCCTTCCCACTTGAGGCAATCGTCCTTCGCTCCGTTTTGGCTTACCTTGACGAGATCGTGACCCTCGTTGATAAGCGTGTTCAGATAAACTTCGTTGAGCGTCGAAGCCATGACGGTCTTTGTAAGCATGTCAAGATATGACTTTGTATTCCAGTTCCGCCCGATCTTGTCTGTAAACTGGAACTCCGGCATTGTTGAGGTAAGCTGCTTCTCAAGTTCCTTCTGAGCCTTGTTCCTACTCCACCCCTCCACCGCTGAACGCCTGAATATCAGAGCCGAATCAGCCTTGAGCTGGGCTTTCATTGTGCCTTTCATCTTGTCAGTCTGAGCGGCTATGTGTTCAAAGCTGTCCTTGAACGTTTGCTCTGCGTAATCCCGGTTATAATCGTAATGCCATTTGTCGGCCTTTGTGACGCCAGTTGACATCAACTCAAGGTCTTTTATTGATATTGCAGTTCCATACTCTGCAACCTTCTTCAAAGCTTTCATGAGATATGAACCGGTCTTGGTCTTGAACTTATCCAGCTCGACGGCAACCTGCTTTAAGAGCTGCGTCTGCTTTGCCACAGTCGCGTAATTCTCTTCACTTCTTGCCTTTGACAAGCGTGTGTAAATGGCATTGTAAAGCTCTTCATATGCTCCGCCCATTTGCTCTTGCGCTGACGATGTGAGATCATCTGCGACGGTATCCTTCCCCGCATATATGTTTTTAAAACTTACGAATGGATTCTTAGCCATGAGTTCACTTCACTTTTGCGTTGTTACGCTCGCTTTAATTTCGGGACAAACTCGACATAAGGCGCGAGCAAGGAAAAAACGTTCGGGTGCATCATCCTGTACTGGTTGAAGCCTATGACGGACTTATTTGTTGGTCCGATAGTCTCGCTGCTGACGCCTTGTATTCCACCTATCCGCGCTTCGTTTACGGTGTCAGACGTTTGAAAGATGAAAAGGGCCTGGATGATGTTCGCCTCTTTTGCCTGCGCGAACCCATCGTCACCCGTGTCGTTTACTGGAAAGTTTCTCAGCTGAGTGCTTGCAAGCTTGCCGAGCTTTGTCTTGAACCCGTCAATCTGCCTTGTTGCTGTCAGAATAAGCCTGCGCTTTGTGTTGTCATCAAGTTCGGCCCACTCTTCAGCCCCATAAAGATTGTCAAGATATTCGTCTGTTTCGTTAAGAGTACAATAACAGTTCGAAGTTTCGCCGCCCTTCGTTGCTACAAGATCACTTGGCATATGTCCTCGCTAAACAGAAATGGCGCACTATGTGGAATCAGTGCGCCATTTGTAAGTATATGGTTATATTACTTTTCTTTGATTTTACCTAAGCATCAAACAGCAGGGGCATTCAGGCCATTTTGAGTTGCGTCGGGGATTGTTATTGAAAAAGAAGAAAGCACAAAGGCGTTTCCAATTGACACCCCTTGAGGATTAAGAAGTAAGCCCGTGACAATAAGCGCGTCCGCGTTCACGATTGCAAAGCTTGTCGCAATCCCTGTCACTGTAGCGGTGCCATCATTGAACTCAGCGACAATTAACTCCCTTCCACCTTCAACCCCATTGCTTGGTCCGCTAATCACCGGATTGCTCTTGGTCCCAAGTGAATAAGTCGCGACTTCAGCAAAGGTCAACGGCTCAGTGCTACACATGTGCAAGGTCAGTGAATTTGTTTTGATATAATTTAATGCGGCATCAAGTGCCGAATCCGTAATAAATGCCATGTTTCACCTTTAATTTACTGTAATAACCTTGATTTCAGCGTTAAACGCCTTGTGTTTAATTGATTCGAACATGATTGAATCGCTGTCGAACCTGAATTGGAATGATCCATTTAGCCTACTGTCTTCAAAGTCCCAAGAGCGAAGCATTCCGAGCTGATCGTTGAAAAATTCCTGCAAGCTTGTTCGCTCTGCTTTGCTTATTGCATTCCACCTGAACACAAAGCGCTTGCGGGATTTGTGCATTAATTTAAACCTTTGCTCATATCCATTTTCGTATTCAATAATTTCAGTCTTACACTCTGCTTCAAGGTTGTTTATTTCACTTGGCTTCACGGGCAATTCAATTGAGAAAATCCTCATTAAAGGAAGTCCAATTGTAATACCATTGAGTGTTAACGCTGGGATCTTGTTTATCAGTGACGGAGCAACAATAAACGGTCTTCCAATATTAACAGATCCACCAGCCACCTCAAAAAGGGATATGATCGCCGCGCTTGGGGTGCCTATTGTCGGAATGCCAAATTCAACATCAACAGGACGAATGACGCCGATCCTGCTTCCGTCTATGGTTATTGTCGGTGACAGTCCTGAAGATGATATTAGAGTAATGACAGCGTGATAAGGGGTTGGCCCATCCCCACCTACTGATATGATCACTTGTCTTGATGATCGCGCCGGTATGTTTTGAGGGGTTGTAATATCTGTTTCAATACCCTCTGCGTCAGTGTTTTTGGATATGCCAACAACCGAATCAAGGGCGTCAGAGCCATTGTAAATAAACGCTGGGATATGCTTCTCGGAAGTCACCAAGCCGACATTCTTTTGCGCCTGGACAAACGGTGAAAAAAGCTGTGCCGAACGGTTTGACAGCCTGGAATATTCCCCAGGTATAAGCTGTGTAATGTTCGCTATCATAATCTCACCATCATTGAAAAAGCCTTATCGAATGCCGATACTGGTTGACAAACACCAGCCCCCTGGATAGCCCAATGCTCAACGGTGGTCGGTTGAGCCGATACAAGCGGACCAACGATCATGTCAGGGCT